TCTGCTTTCCAGTGACAGCTACAGCTGTAGGGGTACCGGAAGCCGAGTTGCCTTTGAAGGGAACTAGAGGAGTATCTGACATGTCTAAATATCCTTATAATTAATTATTTATATAACCCTATGTCATATTCAGGCAGATACATAACAAAAAACCCCAAAAAATATCGTGGCGACTCACAGAGAATATATTACCGTTCTCTGTGGGAACGAAAGTTTATGGTATATTGTGATACCAATGATGCCGTAATTGAATGGGGCAGTGAAGAAGTCATTATACCCTATTTATCTCCTTGGGATGGAAGAATTCACAGATATTTTCCAGATTTTTATATTAAGGTTAAACAACATAATAATACGATTAAAAAATTCATTATTGAAGTGAAACCCAAGAAACAATGTAGTCCACCGACAGCAAAACCAAAAAGAAAAACCAAACGATGGTTTAACGAGGTTAAAACATGGGGAATCAATGAAGCTAAATGGAAATATGCAACAGAATGGTGCAATAATAATGATATGGAATTTAAAATTTTAACGGAAGACCACCTTAACATTCGATATAAATAATCACATGGCAACGTCAAAATTCATACAAGCAGTCAAGGATGAAGCAAAAGGGCGGCCTCGATCAACTCAATGGTATAGAGATAAAATCAAAGAGTTTGGCAAACCTGGCGCTCAAGATTTAATACGGGATGGTAAAAGGGCTAATAAACCCTTTTATGGGCGATTAAACATGTTTTTCTATGATCCTAAACATAAGAAGACTCTTCCCTATTACGATGTGTTTCCTTTGGTACTTCCGTTGGAAAAATATCCTGATGGATTTCTTGGTATAAATCTTCATTATCTGCCCATCCCATTGCGAATTAAACTCCTTGATGGGCTGGTAGATTTTTCCAATAACACAAAATTTGATGAAAGTACAAAACTGGTAGTGGATTATAAAAAATTAAAAAAAATCAAATTAATCAAACCAACCCTGCATAGATATTTAGCAGGACAAACCAAATCTCAATTTCGCAGAATTGATGCTGATGAACTTACAATTGCAACCTTACTTCCAGTGCAAAGATTTAAGAAAGCATCTGAAAGCGAGGTTTGGGCAGAATCAAAGGGGATGATTTAATGGCCGAAAGCCAAAGGCGAAGGAGTTTAATTCGCAAGTCGATTTTCAGTGCAGCAAAACAGGATTATTACTCGCGTTGGGTGATTGAGGATGCGTCGAGCGACACCGGAGATCAATCAATATTACCAGAACCACACCAGGCTAATGATTTACGTAATTTTATATCTTCAATTAATACTGATCATGGCCATGCATTGCAAGATAAATTTGAAGCAATAATTTCTCTTCCAACAGACAGAAGTGGTAGTACCACGACGGCCTGGGGGGGTGCAATAAACAAATTTAATCTGAGCGACATCTCATTAAGAATTGAATCTATAAATCTTCCAGGCAGAAATTTAGATACTACAAGTGATACAAATATTTATGGCCCAACCAGAGAAGTTGTTAATGGTGTAAGTTATGCAGAAGATATATCTATAGTATTTTTAGCAAGCTCAGATTTAAGAGAAAGAAAATTCTTCGAAGAATGGCAAAATCGAGCAATTAATCCAGCAACTTGGGATATTGGTTATTACAATGATTATGTTGGTATAATTGAAATTTATTTAATGGATAAAAATGGCAAAAGACTCTTTGGAGTAAAATTACATGAAGCATTCCCAAAAACAATTGGTCCTACTCCTTTAAGCAATGCACAGAAAAATACACTTATAAAAACTGAAGTAAGTTTTGTTTTTAGATATTGGACGCCTATTGATGAGATTAAACCCAACCCTATGGAACATTCCATCGGCCGAGGATCTCTGGCAACATCGAGCAGACGAAATGAAATGAATGTACCGCCCACCAAACGATTTCTTGGGTTTTAATTAAAACCACAGTGTAATTAAATTATAACATAAAGGATGAAAAAATTATGGCACTACCTAAACTTAATACTTTAACCTACGAATTAACTTTACCTTCTACAGGAGAACAGTTAACATATAGACCATTTCTTGTAAAAGAACAAAAGGCTTTGATGATTGCTCAAGAATCAGAAGATGATAAACAAATTCAAGATGCATTTGCTCAAATTATTGATGCATGTACATTTGGAGAAATTGATGCTTACACTATGCCCATGTTTGATATTGAATATGTCTTTTTACAATTGAGAGGAAAATCTGTTGGAGAAAAGGTAAAACTCAATTTGTTATGTCCTGATGATGAAAAAACAAGAGTAGATGTTGAAATTAATTTGGAAGATGTTGGTATACAAATGGTGGAGGAACATACTAATATTATTCAATTAACAGATGATATTTCTGTTATTATGAAATATCCTACATTATCTGATATGTCAGGATTTGGTGATGCTGGAGAGGTTACATCTGTTTTTACAATGATGAAAAGGTGCATTAATGAAATTCATGATAAAGAAACCATTTATAATAAAATAGATATTTCTGAAAAAGACTTGGATGAATTTATTGATAGCATGTCAACAGAAAATTTTCAAAATTTTAGTGCATTTTTTGAAACTATGCCTAAATTACAACATATGGTTACAGTGAAAAACCCAAAGACAAAGAAGAAGAATGAAGTTTTGATTGAAGGTCTACAAAGTTTTTTCGTATAGCCCTTTCTCATGACTCTTTAGAAAATTATTATAAAACAAATTTTGGTATGATGCAACATCACAATTATAGTTTGACAGAATTAGAAAATATGATGCCGTGGGAGAGGGAAGTATATCTTGGTTTATTAATGAATTATTTGAAAGAGGAAGAAGAAAGAAGGAAACAAGAAAGTAGAAAAAATGGCTGACGATAAAGTAAAAGTAACAGAAACATCTAGGGAATACGAACTTTCTGTAGTTGACTTAGTGCCAAGTGCGCCAGGTGACGAACCTACTTGGTATAATAAGACAGCATGTGTGATGGATAGATTCAGACTAATTCCTAGACTGATTATGTTAGCATACATCTATGCGTTCTATGCATCAACAACTTGGTTTATGTCACTGTCTGAACCAAGTAATGCACAGGCAGCATTCATATCTACCATCGTTGGCGCAGGGGCGGCCTTCTTTGGTTTGTATGTTGGTAAACCAGGCGCATCATTACCTAAAGGGAAAAGATAATGGCTGAAAAATTTGAAGATGTCGTTAATAAATTAGGAAAGGCTACTAAAAAAGCTTCATTAAGTAAAGCACCAATTGTTGTTGCTGTTCAACTGGTTGATGATAAAGGTATGGTAATAAAAGAAGACAGCAGGGCAGCTGCGACTGAAGACAAACGAGAAGAAGATGCGAATCATGCCGCTGATAATTTTGATGCGATGCAATCATTGAATGATGCATTTTCTGAATCATTTCCATCACAATTAGAAAATTCACTGGTATCTTCAGGTATGATTTCAGAATCTACACCCGGCGAACAGACTAATTTATTAAAAGAAATCCGGGCCGGTGTTGATGGTATGAAAGAAAGTTGGTTGCAAAGATTTAGCAGGTTTGCAAAGGGATTCAATGTTTTTCAATTAGGGTTTGGAGCATCAAATAGAGGACGCAGAAAAGAAGCAAGAGAATCAGCTCACATGGAAGCTTTAATGCAAGCTGATATAAAAGATTTATCTAATTATTTCAATAAAGGTCATGGTTTGTCCAGAGCATTAACTGAACATCAGAACAAAGGCTTTCTTGCAAAAATGCTTGGTAAAAGGGGATTGAAACAACAAGAAAAAGAAGATGAAGCCAGTTATGCTCGACAAAAACAAACAGGCCTTCTTATGAGTATTGCAGAAAATACGGGTGGAATAAATGAAGCATTTATGAAAAAAGATGATGATAAGAAAAAGAAAGGCGGGCTTTTCGGAAAGGGTCTTTTAGCGTCTCTTATTCCACTTTCAATGATGACACTATTGCCGGGCATATTAAAAGGAAGTTTATCAGCATTAGGAATTGGCGCTATTATTGCTGGTGGTATATATGCTGCCGTCAAAGCAGTTGGCAATGGACTGTCTGCTTGGGCGGAAGTAGAAGAGGGTAAGTGGGGAACTGTAGATAAAGTATCTGGATTTATTGGAGGCCTTTTCGGCGGCAAAAAGGAAGGCGGTTTGATGAATG